TCAATACGATCAGTGAATTTCACACAATTATTTATGCAAATAAGAGGTTTTTTGTTTTTAATTGATTGAAGTAATCTTTACTAAGAAATGTTAAACCATGACGTGCTACATACAGTTTGATACTACTAAACGTATATTTGTCAGTATTGTGCCAATCTGCATAAGTTCTCACCATTTGCAGGAATTCCATACCATCTCCACTGTTTTCATCAATTTGTAATTTAATAGTTGTAAATGGTAGATGACCGATAAGAATTCGAATCGGAAGTATTTTTTTAATTTTAAGTATAGTTTGATATAACCACTCATTTATAACAGATTCACCGTAAATTGCATGTAATTCTGTGTTATACGTAGCTTTTGCAAAATATATAAATGTAGCTGTACGCTTGTGTTTGTTAAGAAAATATTCGCAAATTTGATGAATTGTATGATGTAGGAGCAATTTTTTAACATCGCGTGAAAATTTGGGGTTTTCAAGTAATCCGTAAGAATGCAGATCGTTTACAGTAACTCTTGAGATTTCCTTACAGATTGAGGTAAAATCTAAAATTTTAAAATTATACTGTACAGGTGATATTTCCTGGATCATATCCAGATTATAACCGATTCTGAAAAGACTGCAACTCTCCCTTTGGGACCCTACCAATTCGTACATTTATGATGCCATTATAATAATCCTCGCGCATCAATACATCCTTGTCGATTTGCTCCTTTATTTCAAAATATGCAAGAGCCCACTTTGAATTACAAATTCTTATAATCTTAAAAATAAATTTATCTTTACCGTATTTTATGATATCCTCATTAAGTTCATTGGAGGAACTAGTGTATTCACGCCAATCGGAGTCAACATAGTCAATTCTATTTCTCTTCTTACCTTTTAGTGGTTTACGTTTAAGCCTGCTATGACATTGCTTCTTGCCGATGTACTTTTTATTACTGACAGTATTAGTGATTTCGTAGATAAAACCAAAAAAATCACCTGCAACGGTAACATCTTCATTTAACTGCCAATGACCTAAGTCCATTTAGTAACTTACATTGAAGGACTTAAATTTCTACGCTGCATAGAAACTTTTGGTGTTTTTAACTTCTTTGTTTTTTTACCTTTTTTCTTATTTTTTGACTTAGCTATACTAAAAAGTTCCTTACCAAACGGCCAGCGAGCATCTCCAGGTGCATAAGCCATATCATTCTGAGATGGAAACTGATTTCCATGATCACCAGTGGCTGCTGGACCAAACGCTGTAGATGCAGAATTCTCCATTTCCTGTAATAAACTTAAATATAACTTGTTGAAATTACTCATTGATTTACAATTGCTCTAATATATACTTAAGCTTAATGTTAGAAGAAATCATTAAAGAGCTTGAAGAGGATCTAAAAATTAACGAGCTTAATCTTAAAGATTATCAATTGCGTTTACCTGCTATAAAGCACAAATGGGCAGGTAGACTTATCCGTACTCGCATGAATATTAATTCTCTTAAAAAGCAAAGAGATGCTGTAAAGAATGATGTAATGTCTGAGATAAAAGCAACAAGTCCTGTTCAATTATCTGTCCCTGTTATTTCTTCAACTGCCGATAAACACAGTAAGATTCAGGAATATACCAATAAAATTCAAGAAGCTGAACTGTTAGTAGAATTACTTGAAAAATCAGAAAAAATTCTCGGTAGTACTACCTTTGATATTAAAAACTTAATCGAGATTATGAAACTCGAAATGACGTAAGATGATTGAGTTTAGTTATGATAATAAGAAAAAAGTAGGAATCTTATCAGGAGATATGCTTTCTGATATAAGAGAGCATTTTTCTGTTAAAAACGAAGCAGCTGTGTTCATGCGCAAATTCGGTCGGTTCATACCACCTAGAACTTATGCAATTACACCCACAGGTCGTTTTGAGCCATGCCTATACTTTGCCATAAAAGACTATATTCGTAGCTGTGGTTATGTTGGAGAAGTAACAAGTACAAGAGAGCTTCAAGATATTGTTTATCCAGCACGTCATACCTGGCAACAGCAATTAGATTTTAATTATGAGTTACCTGAACTCAAATTACCTCTTAGAAATTACCAAGAAGATATCGTTAAAAAATGCTTAGGCTTAGGTAGAGGTACAGTAATTCTAGCAACAGCTGGCGGTAAAACTCTTACATCAGCGTCACTTATAACTAAAATTTATACACTGTATAATTCAATGTATAACAAGAGGAGCTTTAAGGCTCTCTTTGTTGTTCCAGATAGAGGACTAGTAGAGCAGACAGCGCAGGATTTCACTGATTACAGTGTTCCATTCAGTGTTTCTAAATGGACAGGTGATGATGACTTAGATTTAAATTCAGATGTTATTGTAGCTAATTTAGGTATCCTACAAAGTAAGAATAGTGATTTATCATGGCTTGAAACAGTTGATCTTCTTATTGTCGATGAGGTGCATAAAATACGAAAAGGCAATAAAGTAAACGATATCTTTAAACTTATCACAACACCATTCAGATTTGGCTTTACTGGTACAATGCCTGAAGAAGTTCTCGATCAGTGGAATATTATTGGCAAAATTGGGCCAGTAATATATGAAAAGAACAGTCATGATTTACGTCAAGATAGCTATGTAAGTAATGTACAAATTACAATTCTCAATTTAATACATAAGGATGCTAAGAAAATTGAATATAAAGATGAAATTAAAAGATTAATTATAAATTCTTTTAGAAATAAGGTCATAACAAAACTGAGTACACGATTGACTAATAACGCGCTAGTGATGGTTGATTACATTGAACACGGTGAATTACTTTTTAATCTTATAAAGCAAGAAGCACCAGATAAGCAAGTATTTTTTGTTCGTGGTGAAGTAGAAATTGAAGAACGAGATCGTATTCGTAAGCTAATGGAAGACAATAACGACGTTATTGTTGTAGCTATATCTAAGATTTTTTCTACTGGTATCAATATTAAAAATTTACATTATATCATTTTTGCATGCGGTGGTAAGGCTAAGATAAAAATCGTACAATCAATAGGTCGTGGTCTTAGGTTGCATAAGGATAAAAACCAGCTTATAATATTCGATATAGCCGATAATCTACACTATAGTACATTACACTCTGAAAAAAGAAAAGCTTTATATGAAAAAGAAAACATCACCTTCACCGAAAAAACCATACAAGAAAACTAAAGCAAAACCCAAGATTGTTGCATTACTTAACGAAGTTGTTTCCGATATTCCTCAGGAAGAAATTTTCGGTGATCCAGTTGTTGACAGTTTATTAGAAATTGATCCTGTAAAGCTAATTGCTGAAGTCATTCCAGAAGAAGCTCCTAAGAAAATAAAGCCAAAGGATAAAATTCATTATGTAAATAGTAAAGAGTTTGAAGATGAAATTCGTAATTACTATAATACAGGCAATGTAACTTTAAAGCTTGGTGAAAGTTTAAACAAGATTGCTAACGGTTTATCATATGCACCTAATTTTATGAATTACTCTTATAAAGAGGATATGGTCGGTGATGCTATTGTTAAGATGTTTTCTGCATTAAAGAATAAGAAATTTAAAATTGATTCTGGATTCAGTCCGTTTTCTTATTTTACTACAATTGCTTTCCATGCCTTTATTAACAGAATTAAAAAGGAAAAAAAACATCACGAGGTGATTAATGAATATAGAGACAAGGTGTATACTGATCTTATGATTGAAGCAAGTGATTCTTGTGCCGGTAGTATCTATGTAGAACCGACAGGTGATGACGAAAGTGATGATGAGTGATATAAACATAAAGCAATCTAAGGTTGCTATTTTTTCGGATCTACACCTCGGTGTACATCAAGATTCAATGGTATGGCATGAGACGGCTCTTAGTTGGTGTGATTGGTTTGTTAGTAATTTAGAGTCAAAGGGAATTACTGATATTTTCTTTTTAGGTGATTTCTTTCACTATCGTAGTGATATTTCTGTTTCAACACTACACATAGCTTCACAAATTCTCAAGAAACTAAATCAATTTAATATGGTGTTCATTGTAGGTAACCATGATTCTTTTTACAAAGATAGATCTGATGTTAATTCACTCTCTATCCTAGACGGTAGGAATAATATTACAGTGATTGATGAGCCAACAGAAACTGTTTTGTTTGGTAAGAAAATATTATTTCTTCCATGGGGAGCTGATATAGATAAGCTTAATGAAGTAGATATTATGTTCGGTCATTTGGAGATTGAGAGTTTTAAAATGAACAGTTTTAAGACATGTGATCATGGTGAAAAATCCGCGAGTCTTCTATCAAAAGCTCATTTGGTCATGACTGGTCACTTTCATCTACGTGATGAAAGAAAATACAATAACGGTAAAATTGTATATGTAGGAAATCCTTTTGAAATGGATTTTGGTGATGCAGGTAGTACTAAGGGATATTATATTCTTGATATACCTAACGAAACATATAATTTTTACGAGAATCAACTTTCACCGAAACACAAGAAAATCACTCTTACAGAACTAACATCACATAAGGGGTTGAGTGGAGAAGATGTAAAGAACCTTGTTAACAACAGTATTATTAAACTTGTAATAGATAAGAAGGCTAAAGAGGAAGGAATTGAAGCACTTATTAAAAAGATGAATGCCTTTAATCCTTTTTCATTTTCTGTCGATTATTCTCTTTATGATAATTCAATAACAGTAGATGACCAAAACTATGAAGCAACTGGTGTCGATATGCAAAAAACTATTGAAGAGTTTGTAAACGTACTTGATATTGAAAATAAAAATAAGATAATAACGTATTGCCTTGATCTGTACAAGCGAGCCTGTAACGCATGAAGTATATAAATTTTAATAATGTTAAAATACAGAATTTTCTCTCTGTAGGTAATGTTCCTGTTGAAGTTGATTTTCAACGCGGATTACATATCATAACTGGAATAAATAAAGATAAGGAAGATAGACGAAACGGTGTTGGTAAATCAACAATTGCGGATGCTATTTACTTTGCTGTTTTTGGTGAAACATTACGTGAACTTAAAAAGGAACATATTATTAATAATATTAATAAGAAAAATTGTGAAGTGGTTCTGGGAGCCACCATCAAGCATTTCGACCGCACGGAAGAAATTGTTATACGTCGAACATTAGAGCCATCTAAATGTTATATTACAATTAACGGTGAAGATAAAACTAGAGACAGCATCTCTAATACGAATGCATTTATAATGCAGAAATTTAATTGTACACCTGAAATATTTCAAAACTGTGTAATTATGACCATAAACAATACAATACCGTTTATGGCTAAAAAGAAGCAAGAAAAAAGACGTTTTATTGAAGATATTTTTAATCTCGGTATTTTTAGCAATATGCTAACATTACTAAAAAATGATATTGCAGAAAAAAAGAAAGATTTCGATATTGAGTCAACACGATATGAGGAAGCAATAAGAGGACTTGAGTTACTTAAAAGACAGCAAAGTGAGGCGGAGCAAAAACGTAAAGAAAAGCACGACAAGTATAAAATACGTCAAACTAATAATGCTTTAGAAATCGAAGAACTTAATACAAAACTAACTACTTTTACAAAAAAAAGTACAACAGAGTTACAAGATAAGATCACAAAATTAACTGATGCTCAAAAAAAGTTAGATACAACTTTACAGTCTATAAGACATCAAAAGAGTGAAAAGCAAACTCTTATAATACAGCTTGAAAAGCAAATTAAAAATGTAATTTCCGGTAAGGATAAATGTCCTTCCTGTCTTCGTGTTATTAAAGATAATGATAAGAGTCATATTGAGGAAGAAAAAAAGAAACTTAATAATTTAATTAGTGAACATGAGTCTTTTATTGATGATCAGGGTATTAAAGAAGGTCAAATAATTACAAAACAAACTGAAATAAAACAAAAGATAAAAATACTCGAAAATGATATTCATAATATTGCTTTAGAAGAAAAAGATATCACTAGTTACAATCAACGCCTCAAGCAGTTAGCTGAGTGGCAGACAATGCTAGAGCAGGATCTACATGAACTTGAAACTACTACGACGACCTTTGATGATGTAATAGCTGAGCAAAATAATAAATGTATACAGATACAAACAGGTCTTGAACAGCTTAAAGAGATACTTAGTGATTATGACATTGCTAAATTTGTTGTTTCTGAAGAGGGTGTAAAATCATATATTGTCACAAAGATACTTCAAATCTTTAATGCAAAACTCGCCTACTATCTTGGTAAGATGGATGCAAATTGTAAATGTGAATTTAACGAATATTTCGAAGAAAAGATTGTTGATACAAAAGGTAAGGAGTGCTCATACTTTAACTT